ACATCGCAAGTGCAACTGCGTTCCATGCGGTGTAGTCTGTTCCGAGTGCGGTTGTCAGTAGATTGACATGTCCGCCTGCGGTAGTCTGCGCGGTGGAGTTGAACAATGCGCCGCCGTCCGTCATGGTTGGACCGGCTGCGCTGTTCTGTGTGAAGATGGCTGCGACCTGTTCTGAGATATTCCGCATTCCTGCCAGAGATATTTCGCATTCCTGCGAGTGCGACTTCGGATGGCATTCTGCGGAATGCACGAAGATCATCATTGATCACGGATTCGATGGTCAATGGAACGTATCCGCCATATTTCCCCCACTCGGAAGTTTCCTTGATGTCGCCGACGGGCAGTTCCGTATACTCTCCGCGCTCCAGGACCGCGGGCAGGCTGGCAATCGTGCCCGTCCGTACCCACGTAGCGGTTTTGAGGTTGGCGAAATGCTCGACTGTGACGATCTTCTGCCACCATCCGTAGGACTCCTCGAAGTCCTTCCATGCGTCGATGAGCATCTTGTTCTGGACGTTTGCCACGATGCCGGGGAAATTCGCGCTCACGAGCGAAAATTCAGGGAAGTAGCCGCCCATGAAATACTCATCGCCCGTTGCCTTGAGGTACGCGTCTCGAATACCCATAAGCCGGTGAACCTTGATGTTTGCCTGGGCGGGTTGGCGCTCAAGACCAAACAGGTCTTCCACGGCGAGTCGGAATTGATCGGCGGAGTTGAACATTCCTTCGAACTGGACGCGTCCCGGTCCCTGGATGCTTGCGCCTTCGGTTAGGGCTGCAAGTTCTTCGCGGGCTTCGGTGATGGCGGTTTGCAATTCTGGCGCCCGGCGCCCGGAATGTCCGTCCTTCGAATCCCTTTCGGATGCGCTTCTGCACGATCTCCGGTAATTTACTGGCTGCGAGTCCTGAGCTGAGCAGGAATTCGCATTGTGCCACGAGCACAGCGTTACTCTCGGCGAGTTGCGCTTCGAGCGCGTTCATGCGTTCGGCTTCGCCCATAAGCTCGGCGGCTGCCTGGCGGTTGGCTTCGAGCTGCGCTTCCTGTGCGTTCGGCTCGACGATCTCTCCCTCGACCTCGGATACTTCCAAAGTTTCGGGGTTTGTCACTTTCACTTTCGCTTTGCGTTTCATTTGACCTCCTTTGGTCAAGGGTTGATTTGACGCGCTCGCTCGCGCGTGGGTAGCGGCTGTTTTGCCGGTTACTTCTCGTAGATTCGGTGCTGCTGTTTGCGCCGAAAGTTTGAATTCCTGTAATTCCTTCTCACTCAGTTGGTCGATGCCTGTTCCTTCGATGGCTGGGGCATTGACTGCGCTTGTTTCTTTGCCTGTGGGGTTGATGAATATCAACTGGCATATCTTGTCTTCTTTGGCTTCTCCGACTTTGTATGTGTGTCCCGGCATGTGGCTGCATGTAAACCACGATTGATTACATATCGAGCATAGGATGTCGTCGTAAAACCATCCTATCGAAAAGCGGTCGATCTTGCCCTCGACAAAATCGGTCATGCCGCGACGTGTGGTTATACGTACGGTCTGCTTGAAGGTGGAGCCTTCGAGACTCGAGTCGATAATGGTCCCATCCCTGGCGTCAATGTCCATGGTGTCATGGTTGCGGAGGAATGGTTGTCCCTCGAAACTGGCGGCGAAGCCGTCCAGGTCTTTGGCTTGGAAGATATACGGGTTGTGGTTTCGCGTGTCCGCGCGGTAGACGCGTGCGGTGAAGTCGATGTGGTCGAGCTCTCCGCTTTCGATCTGTGGCAGGATCACGGCGCGGTCGGGGAGCTTCAGTTGATCGACGATTGGCAATGATCTGAGTATGGGCGCGGGTTTTTTCTTCATGAGTCTCCTTATTTACATGGATCTGAGAATCTTGTGTAGTTCGGCTTGAGGAGTGTTGTTGCGTACATAAATACAACCGGCTGTGGTTTCTCTGGTCCTTTCGGCTTCTCCGGCTTCTTTACCTGTAGCGAACAGGATGCCCATTGGATGCCTCCGGTGGGATTTTCTTGTGTTACCAGGTGACTAAGTCCGCGCTGTGGGTCGAATAACCGGAATCCTATGTTTCGTAGATTGATAATGCGTTTTGTCATTCATTCTCCTTTGGGTCGGTCGGTTCGGTCTCTTCGTCCGGGCTGACTGCTTGTGGTTGTGTGCCTGGCGCTGTAAGCGGCTTGCGCTTGATCTTCGGCGGTGTCTTCCCTTTCCAGACTTCGGCGAACATCTTGTAAACGAGCCGGATGAATTCTTCATCGTCGATGCCTTCCCGGTCGAATAGGTCGGCAAGCTGGGGATACGCTCGTCCGAGCGCAAGCGCGAGGGATGCGTTATCTCTCTCGGTAATGTCGGGTCCTGTGATAGTGATTGAAGCCTTGGGATTGATTGCCTTATCTGCGCGCGCTCGTACTTCCAGCGCGATGCGTGCCAGGTCTTTGAGGATGTCGAAGAAATCATCCTGGGTCTCTTCCAGCGTTCGGAATGTGGGAGTGCCTGCGGCTTCGGCTGTGGTGGTGGTGGAGCTCTCGGGTTCTGCGTGCCAGTGTAGGGGATGCCCGATGCCGTCCGCAATCATCTTCTTGATCGCAAGTCCGTCTACTGAGGCGTCGAACGCGTCGAGGTTGGCAGATAGGATGCCCCATTCTTCGCCGTTTTTCTTGTTGAGTACCAGCACGCTTCCTGGCTGCGGGGGGTCTTTTTTGATCGCCGTTTCTCTGGCTTTTCGTTCGCTTTCGTCGGCATACTGTCCTTGGACGACAAACATGAAAGCGGTTCGAAACCTATTGAGCCTGACCCGGTCTTCGAGCCACGAGGAAAAGCGTCCTATCCATACGAGTAGCGGCGTGAGGTCGGCTTCACCCCATGGACTGCCTACCGGCTGATTGCTCGCATAGTGGACCATGAAGGATGTTTGTTCGGTTGCTGGGTCGTAGGTCTCCCATTTCTCTGTGCCTGTTGAGTCCTTCCAGTATGCAATCTCCTGCTCGACGTCTCCTTTTTTCGTCTCGATGTCTTCGATCTGCTCGGCGGGTACGGCTCTGACAAAGGTCATGCCGCTGTTCTCGACTGTGAAGAGAAAGAATAGATTGCCTGTGCGGGTGTCTTCATCCTTCCAGCGTTTGAGATTCTTCTTGAATTTATTCACTTGAATTTATTCAGCGGGTGGGAATACCACTCCTGAAGGAATGCGTTTGTTGGTTCGTCGTCTTCGACCTTGATCGTGATGCCTTTGCCGATCACGAAAGACGTCATCAGTCTGACGATTCGGCGCGCGATGGGATTGACTCTCCATGCGCGGAGAGATTCCGCAAAAATCTTTTTACGGTCCCATGCGTTCCGACCTTCGTACCAGATGGATATACCACCGGGAAAAAAATTGTTATCACGTTCCGGGCTGAGCGCGAGTGAGGCTTCGAGTGCATCGTTTAGCATGGATACCTGTCTTTGCAGGCTGGCGATGGTTGGGTGTTTAGACATTTTTCACCTTTATGTCCATCACAGGTATTTCTTCGCCTATGTAAACTTTTTGGAACGACTCATGCTGGAAGATGAAATAGGCGGCAAATCTCTCGTGGTCGAAGTTGCTTGAAATGAGTATGGCGTCTGCTGGAATCCCTTCGATCACCTTTCTTGATATTTCTTTGCCTTGCGTCATGAATTCTATGAGATAGTCCTGGTCAATGTAGACTTTTACAAGTCTTCTTTCAGTAAGCATTGCTCATCTCCTCTATCGGGTCGGCTTGTTCGATCACCACGGTCTCGGATGGTATATACCATTCGAGTAGATCAAGTTGCGCGGTCAGCGCGTCGGCGGTGATGTAGTCGTCATGGATGATCAGCCCGTCCGGTCCGCGCGTGTTTTCGGGTACGCCCCAGCGCATGAGATGGGCGGGTCCGATCAGGATTTCGCTCTGACAGTTTGCGTATTGCGTTCGGACTTCTTCGGTCCGCGCGCAATCCCGGAAACGTCCGCTTTCGATAATTGCAATAAAGCCATAGCCCAATTCACTTTTCGATTGCGCTGTGAATTTGAACGGCAGGACTCGCTCTCGGAATCTCTTGGCAAGCATTCCCCATAGTCCCTCACCAGCCCCTGTTGCGTCTTCCACGATGTAGAGCGGCTTCCATGCGTCGGCAAGTGAAACCATGCCGCCGAATATATCGACATGGTTCTGGCCATGCCAGTCGATACGTTTGACCGCGCGGTATGTGGGCGCTTGAAGGATCTGTAAATCGGATAGGTCCACGTCTACGATCGTGAGTGTGGTTTTGTCCCTGCCTGGGTTGTTCATGCCGTCGAGTTCGAGCACGGCTTCATCCTGTCCGGCTACGTCGATGAGAAAACAATAGATGTGTCCCGGGATGGGTTCGGTCTGTTCCGGCTGGTCGCCTGTCATCAGGGCAAGCCGTCGCGCGTTGAACATCCCGGCGATTGCATCGATGCGCTCGCAGAAATATTGTGTCTTGACGAGTGGATGCTGCCGTCCGAGTTTGCGGACTTGTTCATCCACAAATACCCCATAGGGTTTATTGACCTTGCGTACCTCGTCTGATGTGTAAAGAAACACGCGCCGTATTCCGTCAATCTTCTCGGCTGCTCTGGCTGCATCCTCTTCCCGGGCGAGGAGTGTGTTACTTGTCCATTGTGTGCCTACGATGATCTTGGTCGCGTTTGTGGAGGCTGTCATGGGCGCGAAGTCTTTATCGAATTTGGCGGGTGTGATGTCCTGGGCTTCGTTGATGACGAGTAAAAGACTTGCCACGGCTCCCACTACGTTTGCATCCTTGTCACCTGACAGGAGTGATGTAACGGCTTTCCCGACCATCCTCATGTAATCGCTGCGCTTCTTCCAGAAGGATTGGGTGAGCAGATTTGCTTTGAGTCTGTTCTCCAATCGCACAATGAAATTGAGCGTCTGCGGCTTGTAGGTGGGATTTGCAACTACTATCCCCACTTCACGATGAGCAAATAGATTCATGAGGTAGGCTATGAGGTTGGCGAGGAGCTCGTCCTTCCCTGCCTGGCGTGAAATGATGATCACGAATGTGAGTCCGCGATGATTGATTATGCTATTGATAATTGCTTCGGCTGGCTCCAATTGGTACGGCCGCATTTTGATCGCTCCGGCTCTGGATGTGAAGCGGTCGAAGGTCTTGGAGATGTTCTTGATCGTCTCTTTGAGGGTGGACATTAGCGGCTAGCCTTTAGCTTTTAGCTGCGCCGAAGGCGCATTGGTAAGAGCCCGGCGAGTACGCCCGGCGGCGGAGCCGTGAAACAGCGCGGTAATTTCCTCGATGATCGCTCTTTCTGGCGATAGGATCCGGAAAGTATCGCTATTCCTGGCGATGTCGTCGATCGTGCTCATAATCCCATCTCCAATCTGAGCTCTTCGAGTGCCTGCTGAATGGCGTCGATCACGTTTCCGCTCTTGCCGTGTATCAGGTGGTGCGTGCGTGTGAGTGTGGATAAGGATTGAGTCATAAGGCTGAGGGTGTTCAACTGACTGAGATAGTGCGGGTCTCTAGTTTGGTTTTGCTGGTTGTCTGTGTGATATGCGGCGTCGAAGTTTAGCTCTCCGGCTAACCGGTCCATACATACCCGGATGAATGCAATCTCACTGAGTAAGTTGGTCGGCTCGATACCATCCAAACGCTTGTTCTCGTCCGCTGTGAATCGTTTAGCATAGAAACCGTGGTGCATGGCATTCTTATTGCCTGGCTGCCCTCCTGGCTTCCTGTTGGTGTTGCGTGGCGGCTTCTTGCGGGTTGTCATGGGATCTTTCCGCCAAACGCAAGGTATAGGATTGCCATAATGACTGGCGGCTTCTTGCGGGTTGTCATGGGATCTTCCCGCCAAACGCAAGGTATAGGATTGCCATAATTACGAGAGTGTGAACGGCTGCGAGTGTGGGTGCTAATACTCTGTCTCGATACCAAACCCACACAACGCTGCGTTTTGTGATTGCGACGTCGATTTTTTGGGATGTAGTGAGGGTGATTTGCTTTCCACCATTGCGATGGGCAATACCGTCAACCTCGCCTTTTAGATAGGTCATTTCGTTGCGTGTGTCGATTCGCTCTTTGCGGTCCGATGCCTGCTCTGAGCGAATAGATTGGCACATATCCCATATTGTGCCTAATTGTTCCTCGCTTGTAAGTCCTGTGAGAAATACTTTTTTAGAGGTGGGTGCGCCTGTCACAGGTGTATCAGTCTCCCCGTAAATCTGAGCCGGATCGAGCCCACGAGCCGCCCGTCTGTCCGCTCCCTCAGGTGGTCCAGGATCTGTTTCGCCATAAC